ATAATTTCTGCCAGAGCCTTCCCAAGATATCACGCCTTCTTCATTTACTTTTTTATTTAATAATAAAGTAGGTCTTTGATATTTTGAAGCTAATTCATTAGCAATTAAACCTGTTAAATTAGTATCTACATCTTGAACTTGAATAACTAATAATTTATGGTCTAATAGATTTCTTTCTTTTATTGTTTGTTCAATTATATTCAGACTTGAATCTCTTGCGTTTGTTTGTCTCTTCTTGATGTTAGTGCAATTGCGACAAGCCTGTTCTACTCTTGTCTCTACTTGACCCTTACATCCTCGTTTGGTCGAAGGGATTTGTTCATATCCCCGATAGTCAAGCATAGATTCGAATAGCATGAGCTTTTCATCTTGTGTGCCGACGCGAATGGTTGCGTTAATATATGGCGCAATATAAAAAGCTACCGTAAAAGGATTTAGACCTCCACCTCTTGAAATAGAATATTCATTTGTGTTAATCATACCTTTTAGGTAAGGATTGCGAATTTTATTTAAGCCACTTACGACCAAATGTCTTGTTTCAAAATCTCGTAAATCCATCATGTCAGCCACCATGCCAACAGCAACCAAATCAAGGAATTGCTCTGCTTTATTATCCTTTAAAAGTTGGTCTAAGTAAGCACAGAATTTATATACCATACCTACACCAGATAAAGATTTAGTAGGGTAATCACATAATTGGTTGTTTATGACACAAGCATATTCTGATACTTTCTCTGCGTCATGGTGGTCTATTACCAGCACATCAACTCCACGAAGCGCAAGCGCCTCATGAACTTCGTAGTCATTACTAGATGAATCTGGAGCAATAACTAATTTAACATCATCGGGAATTGTGTCCAGGACAATGCCGTGCTGTTTTCCTGTATGTAATCTATAAGATATATTATTTCTCACAAAGGCAGGAAATAGACAATTCAAATAGTTAATTAATAATGCGGAAGATGTAAAACCAGCAGCATCAGAGTCTATTTGAATGAGAACTTTGTCTCCTTTGTGAATGTGCGAAATTAGCATTTTAGCGCCTTCCCGCACATTAGCAATTATTGATGGGTTTAAAATATCTCCATCAGTAGTGTTTAAATAGTGATTAATATTTTCTAGGTTTATTCCTCTGTTTGTCAATAACTCTTCAATTATGGACAGCTATGAACCATATTTAAGAGGGGATTTAATTAATTGATACTCCATAAGAATGTTAACCTCCTTTCATATCAATCACCATCTATTTATTTAATTTTCGTTTCAAATAAATTAACCACCTTTCACCATACTACTATCTTTAAATTAGGAATTGTCATTTTTAAATACTGAATATTATTTAATATTTCAGCATCCTTAACCCTAGAATCAAGATAAATAACTTTTGGTTTATATCCTCTAATTTTGGCAGGGTGGCTTTCACCAACAGCCACCCACAATTGATTATTTTCAAAACGAACTTGATCTTTTCTTATAAAAGAAGTAAATACATGATTTTGTTCATAGTGCAGAATAATACTTTTTAATATTTTTTCTGCCACAGTAAAATTTTTACCTATTACTAATCCATACATTTTAAATTAAACCCCATTCAGCAAACTTTTCAAAACCGCCACAAGAATTAATATATTCTCTTGCGATTTCAACAATTTCAGAATATGGAACTCCATCAATTTCTTCATCACCAATTGCGCAACAAAATGCTTGCGGTTCGCCGGTCTGCTGAGCTTTTAACCAAGCATAAATATTAACAGATACATCAGCTTTTGAAAGGTCTTTACCATGAAGTCCTCCACCAGTTACACTATCCGCCATATCAGAGCCTAATTTTCTATTGGTAGCACCAGCATCAACCCCAGTTCCACCAGTCCAATCACCAAGTGGATTGATGATTGCATTTTCATACATTACACGTAGATTTTCTGTATTTGCATTGCTTTGACAAATAATTAATTTATCATGCTTTTCATCAAGGATATACTTTCCATCTGTTGGGAAATTACTATAGATATCTCTTGCGATTGTCGCTAATGTAGCCTGCTCTGATGTTACTGGCATTCCTTTAAAAATACCATTATCACCACATCTAATAGCCTCTTCTTGGTTCTTTGCTAAATGCACATCCTGTGGCGCAACTGTTAATGTAAGAGATTGAATTGATGGATCAATTCTTTTAACAATTTCATTGACTTCTGTTATTGCAAACAAATAACTAGATTCACCTGTAATATAACATTCATTATGTCCGATTAATACTTCAATTGCTACTTTTGGATTTTCTTGCTCACTATATGCTAAATCTACTAATGCGCCCGCAATTCTATCTGCTACTTTATCTGGATGTGATGGATTTACTTTTTCAAACATTATAATACTATCCTTTCCTTAAATAATTGTATAAACTTTTCTTTGCTTTCATCAATTGGACTTGCTTTATAATCTGTGATAATATTCTTATCAAAAATAAAACTAATTATCACTTCGCTGTGATACTTATTATGTAATTTCATCAAATTCTTTTTTAAATGATAAAATTCTTTATCTCCAATTTCTTGAAACTGTCTATCAAAAGCAACAATAATTTCTTTTGCTCCAGCTTCAATTAATAGTTGAACTTGATAAGCAGATAAATTACTTCCGCAACAAGCAACTGATATATCATTCTCTAATCCGAAATACGATTGATATTTGAGGACTGATTTCTCGCCCTCAAACACAATCGCTTTTTCGAGGATCGAAATGGCTTTTTTGGAATTATTTAAATTATATAAATTCATTCCAAGAGGATGATTGTATAAAATATTATTTATTTTTAATGGTCTATATTTTCCATATTTTTCTGCTTCATCTTTACATAATGCTCTACCACGCAAACCAATAAATCTGCCGTTTTGGTCAAAATGAGGAATTGTAATTTGGTCTCCACCAGGATAAAATCCAATAGTAGAATTAGTGAGTGCTTCTTGAGTTATATCTTCTTTTAACCAAGGCTCAATCCGCACTTTATAATTAAAATTCTTTAAAATACTATCATCATATTCTTTTAAAATAATATTATTAGTTTTAACTTCTATATCTTGAATACGATTATAGTTTGCTAAATATTTCCAATCATCTAATCCTTCATCTTCTGGAGCATCTTCTTCACGACCAGAAATATGAAACTTTGATGCTACCCAACGGACTGCGTCATTTAAATCAAAATCTTCATTTTTTTGAATTGACATTACTTTAATAACTAATTCAAATATATCAAAGATTGGCTCTTCGCATCCGCCAGTATAACATCTAAATAAACCAGTATTTTCATAATAATATAATTTTCGAGAAGCATCATCATTTATATTATTATGACAAATTGTTCGTGAAACTAAACCAGTGGAAACATGTTCTGGTTCTCCACCGAACTCTTCTAATAAATCAAATATATTATCTATTGTTAAGTTTTCTCTAATTTCACTTTTATTATAAACTATCAAAACGCTGATGGCTCCTCTATTTTAATTCTAATATCATCTATATTAATCATTTCATAATCATAACCTGTGCAAAACATCGGTTTAATTCTACAAGAACCTAAATCTGCTTTACACCAGAGATAAACTCCTTTATATCTTCCTCTACGATTTTTATAGACTGACATTTTAATTGTTGGTCTTTCAAAAATATTTGCACAAAGTATTTTATCTAATGCTACTAAATCTTCATCAGTAACACCCATTAAAATTGCGCCATAGTCAATTTTATCCGCAATCGCTTTTGCGCCACGAAGTAAATTCTGGTCAGGAACTTTTGCGTCTTTATAATCGCCATTTAACTGTGTCGCAGACATAATAAAAATTCCATACTTATTACAAATATCTTTTAATCGAGTTGATAACATAAATAAAATATTATCTTCTCTTAATTTTACACCACCACTTCTACGAGTGATTTCTTCTAATATTTTTAAACTTGTATGTATATAATCATGGAACACATATTTTACATCATGTTCTCTAATATTCTTCTTAATTTTATCTTCAACATCTTTTAATGAAAAATCTGGAAGTTCTTCTACATATAAAGGTGCGTTTTTAATTAAAACTGCGGCTTGACGTACGCGGTCTTCTTCACCTGGTTCATATTCACCATTAAGAATATGGTCTTCATTTACACCCGATAAAAATGCCAACATCATTGTTTGGATTTCTTCTAATTCCTGCTCAGTTGTAATAAATAATACTGGCTGAGCAAGTCCAGTTCCAATCCATCCGAATGTTTCATCGTAAAGTTTTTCACAAGCGATATAACAAGCATCCGCAATCATAGAACGAGTTTTTCCAATACCTGTGGCTGCAGACCGCAGATAAAACTTTTTCAATCTCGCTCCTCTTGTAACTGTATTAATTAATGGTCCATATAATGGAACACCAACTTCCGGATGCTCTTTAAATCTATCAATTAAATCTTCAATTCCTTCACCAGCTTGAAAAGCCTCTCCAAAAGAATCATCAACATACTGCATTCTAATTGCATCAATTTTTTCATCAATCTTATCTGCAATTTGTTCTAAGGTTGAATTATCCAATATTTCTTCTTGAAGTTGTTTTTTCTTCATATCAAGAAAATTATCTGGATCATATATATCAGAAACATCCATTCCGCAATTATCATAAGCCCTCAATAATGAAAACTTTTTTAATCTTTGATAATAATAATCAAATGCAGAAGGAATACTATTTTCTGCAACTTTAATTAGCCATTCTTCACCTTTTTGAGTTTTAAAAACCGCTTCACTTTTTGGTCGAGCCGCAAGAAAATCTGAAATACTTTCTAATGTAATTTCTTGCGCACCTAATTCATGTAATTTATAAATTGCACCAAAAACAATTTTATGAAACTCATTTGCGAAATCTTCATCTGTTATAATATATCTATCTGAAATATCTAATAATTGTGGATTATTAAATACACAACCTACAACTTGCATTGTTGCCGCAACATCGACATATTTAGAACTCATATTTCACCTTCCTCGTCTAAAAATGAAAATAATGGCCTTTTCCGTACTTTACGTTCAGGCACTGGAATAATTATTTCTTTTACTATTGGAACATATTCCTCAACTACTTTATCTTCATTTTTTTGTTGAGCCAACCACAATGAATAATAATAATTATATGCTTGCTGATAAACATAAGGAACTATACCTATTCCACCATTTGCTTTTTCAACAGAATTGCCTTTTATTTCAAAAAAATAAACCAAAGCTTTTTTTATGCCAGAATATGTATAATTATTTTCATCTACATACTTTTTGATTTGCTTTTGGATTCTCGCATCTACATAAGTCATTTTAAATAAAGACATTATATAATTATCTAATTCTTCTTTATCTTTTATTTCTTGTGTTTTGCGTTCATCCTCAGACATAGAGCATTCTTTATGGGCATATCTGCGAGGAGAAACCTGAACAAAAGGTACTTTATCTCGGTCAAATGTTTTTCCACAAATCGGACACTTTACATTATGTGCCATATAAATAAATACTCCTTTCAATAGTTTATATAAATATTATATCATATTTTCAAAAAAAAATCAACTCTGGAATATTTCATCCAGAGTTGTTTATATTATTCAGTCATTAAATCTTCTTTAATATCAGTTACAATTAAATGTAAGAATTCAGCATGGGAAGGTGTAGCATCTGCTACTTTTTTGCCCTTACCAAGATACTTTTCTACGATTTCCATAATCTTTGGAGCATAGTAAGTTTGATTCTTATTCATTAACTGACCTACAAGACCTTCAAATTCAGCCTTTAAAGCATCAAAATCATAAGTCTTTTCAACAGGAGCAACAATTCTTTCTTCTGTTACAAACTTTCCGCCATTTTCAGCAGCTTCTTTTTCGATTGCTTCATGAAGAGCATTTACTAAATTCTTATAATTCATAGGAATTTCATTTGCAAGATACTTAAATCTTCCACCACATTCAATTAAATTAGAAGGATCTCTTAAAGTTAAAACAGACATTTCACCAGCATACTTCTGATGTGCATAGCCATAAATATCAGCCATACCTGCAATTACTGTTTTTGTAGAATTACTTAAAGCAGGTCTAATCTTATATGTTTTAGTTCCATCTGGATTATCAATGCTTTCTGTCTTATCATGACCGATAAAGAATACAGCATAACCAAGTTGAGTTAATCCTCTAAAGATATTATTAAATTCATCTTTAAATTTAGTCCAACCTTTACCATAACCCATATCTCCAAGATCTTCAATATCATTTTGACTACAAATATATTTCTTGCAAAAATCAGCTGCGATATCAATGGTATCAATAATAATTGACTTAAAGTTCGCTTTTACTTCTGGCTTCTTTAATTCTCTATAAACCTGCTTCATTTCAGTCCAAGATGTAATATCCTGTGCCATTACACCTGGAAGAGCATGATAACCTGGTTCAAATGCGAGAAGCAGAGCACCTTCCATCTAAGATGCTAATGTAGTTTTTCCTGTCTTTGGTGCTCCATAGATATATGTAATATATCCACTTAAATCTTTACTTACTTTATGAGGTTTAATTGCTAATAAATCAATTGCCATTATTTTTTATTCTCCTTATTTTTTAAAATATATCTATGAACTGGGGTTTCAATTAGAAACTGAAACCGCCAGTTGCAGGAGCTGCTGCTGCTACAGGAGCCTTTTGAGATGCCTTATATTCAAGATATTTCTGTTTTACAGTCGCTAGATGTGTTTCACGAGCTGCAATCTTTTCCTTTAATTCAGCAACAGTCATTGTGGATTCATCATCCCAAATATATGGTTCTGTTTGTGCGCCAGTAATTACAAAGTCCTTACGAGTGCTCTTAACTTCTCTTACACTTGCATCACCAAATGCAGATTCTTCTCTAATTTCACGAATAATAGTTTCAGAAATCTGACGACCCCAAACCTTTGTGA